TGCTGGGCAGATTGAGGCGAAGTCGTGACGTTGCTCGGTGGCATGGTCCGACGGTCTGTTGAGGACCCAACGAAACCGTTGACCGACGCATCGCTGCTGTCGTGGTTCGGTGGCGCCAAGTCCGATGCGGGCGTGCAGGTTTCAGAGCAACGGGTGCTTGGCTTGCCGACCTACTACCGGGCGCTGACTCTTACCGCTGGAGCGTTGGGAACGCTGCCGGTCAAGGTGTACAAGCAAGGCACCCGCGAGAAGCTTGCTCAACCGACGGTGCTCGACAAGCCGAACCCACGGCAGACATCGAAGGAATGGCGGATCACGACGTTTCTGCATTTCATCGCATGGGGCAACGCGTTCTCACGGAAGGTCCGTGACGGTTCCGGTCAGGTGCGCGAGGTGTGGCCGCTGCATCCGTCGCGCGTGCAGGTGCGTGAGGTTGAGCCGACCGGACCGAACCCTGCGGGCAAGTTGTTCCTGGTGCGGATGCCGAACGGGGAAGAGCTGCGCCGGACCCCGTACGAGATCCTTCACCTGCCGTATATGTCGATGGACGGGTTGCAGGGCATTCGTCCACTCGAGACGTTCCGGCAGTCGCTGGGGATCGCTATCGCAGGTGACGATGCTACGGCGAAGTTCATCGCGAACGGGTCCCGGCTGTCAGGCATTCTCACCACCGATTCGACGCTCGACAAAGACGGTGTAGCCGCCAAGAGGTTGAAGGCTCGGTGGAAGGAACTGACCTCCGGTGTCGAGAACACCGGGGAAATCGGGGTGCTCGATTCGGGCGCCAAGTTCCAAGCCGTGTCAATCCCGCCCGCTGATGCCCAAATGTTGCAGGGCCGTCAATGGTCAGTTGACGAGATCGGCCGCATGATCGGAACACCGCCGCACCTGGTCGGCAACGTGTCTGGGTCAACGAGCTGGGGTTCAGGCATTGAACAGCAGGTCCTTGGCTGGTTGAAGTTCACGCTGCAAACCCCGGTTTCGGTTTCCGAGGACCGTTGGACCGACGAACTGCTGCTGCCAGGCCAGTACGCCAAGCATTCCGTTGAAGGTCTGCTGCGCGGCGATTCCGCTGCACGAGCCTCGTTCTACAACCGGATGATCACCGACGGCTGGGGTTCCCGCAACGAAGCACGCGACCTCGAAGATCGGGAACCTGTCGACGGGCTCGACGAGTTCATCGTCCCATCGAACATGACGCTGATTTCCGTGGACGGCCAGATCGTTCCGCTTTCGTCGGCTGGCGCATCTGCCGCTGACGCCACTTCTGCCTGACCCTCCCGGTCGGCCGATACCTAACAGGAGGCACCATGCCCCCCTCTGCATCTGCCGCGCTCGCGGAGAAGCGAAACGCCGTCTATCGGGCTACCGACCCTGCGGGGCGGCTGGTCCGGTCAGCGCGGCTCGGTTCGCAGTCCATCACTCGTGACGGTTCGTCGGACGGGTCGATTGGTTTCAAGGGCGAAGCCATCGTCTTCGATACGCCGACGTGGATCGGGTCGAAGCGTTGGGGGTTCTGGGAAGAGATCGCGCCCGAGGCTGTCGCGAAGACGCTCCGTGAAGCCGATGTCAGGTTCCTTCAGAACCACAACCCTGACCTGTTGCTGGCTCGCACGTCGGCAGGGACGCTCCGGTTGGACGCATCGACTTCCGGTTTGGACACCGACGCAGACATGGCGCCGACCTCGTACGCGCAGGACGCAGCGATTCTGCTGGAACGGCGAGACCTGAAGGAGATGTCGTTCGCGTTCGATCCGATGGCGTGGGACTACGAAGAACGCGACGGCGAAGACTTCTACCGGATCACCGAACTTGCCCTCTATGACGTAGCGGTCGTCACCTACCCGGCGTATGCGACGACCTCGGCCGGGTTGCGGTCCGCTGCGTTCGATGCCATGTGCCGTGCCGCTGGGCTCGACGCCGCTGCGGAACGACGGCTGATGCGGGACCTGACTGGGGCACCCGACTCGATTCTCGACGCGCTGCCCCAGCGGGCGCTCGACCTTGTTCAACAGATCGCTGACTCTGCGCCGGACGAAACCACGCAGAGCCTCGAAGGCGGCGAAAGCCGCACCAGCCAGCCGGACGAAACCACTGGCGCCCCCACCACCGCGCTCGACCACCTGTCGACGCGCACCAACTACATGAAGGGACGCCTCTGATGGCAACCGCACTTCAGGACCTCGTTGACAAGCGAGCGTCCGTCTGGGCCGAGGCTCAGGCATTCGACACCCGCAAGAAGGCCGGGGACGAGTTCTCCGCCGAAGACCAGGCAGCGTGGACCCGCGCTCTCGATGATGTCGACCGCCTCGGCGCCGAGATCGAGAACATGGAACGATCCGCTGCGCTCGACACCAAGTTCGGGCAGATCGACGAGGCAGCTCGCCGTGAAGCCGCCAACGCCGCTTCAGCCGCCGGCGACGATGCCCCGAAGGACGCCGAGTACCGCGAAGCGTTCAACGGCTACCTGCGTCACGGAATGCAGGACATCCGCCCCGAGCACCGCCAACTTCTAATGGCGCAGTTCCGGTCGGCTGATGGCAGCGAGACCCGCGCTCTCGGCACCACGTCCGGTTCGGTCGGTGGCTACACCGTTCCCGAAGGGTTCTGGGCGAAGGTCACCGAGACCATGAAGTACTACGGCGGGGCCACCTTCGGTGCCGAGGAAATCTCGACCACCTCCGGTAACCCGCTCCCATGGGCGACCAACGATGACACCGCGAACGTCGGCTACATCCTCGGCGAGAACACGGCCGCAACGAACGAAGGCGATCTTGCTTTCGGGCAGAAGACCCTCGGTGCGTACACGTTCGTCTCCGGCCCCGGTCTCGTGTCGCTCCAGCTCTTGCAGGACTCCGGCCTGGACATCGAGTCCATCGTCGCCCGCAAGATGGGTGAACGGCTCGGCCGCATCCAGAACACCCGCTTCACGACCGGCACCGGATCTTCGCAGCCGCAGGGCTTCGTGTACGGCGCCTCGACGGGCAAGACCACGGCTTCGGCCACGGCCATCACCTACGACGAAGTGATCGACCTCGAGCACTCCGTCGACGCCGCCTACCGGGCGTCGGGCCGCTGCGCCTACAAGTGCCACGACCTGATCGTCGCCTACTTGCGCAAGGTCCGCGACGACACGGGCGGCGCTGGCCTTGGCCGTCCGCTGTGGCAGCCGTCCGTTCAGGCTGGTGCACCTGACACCCTCAACGGGTTCCCGCTGGTCATCAACAACGACATGGACTCGACGGTCGCTGCGACCAAGAAGACCTTGGCGTTCGGTGACCACCAGGCGCACTTCGTTGTGCGCCGCGTTGCTGGCGGTCAGGTCATGCGTCTGGCTGAGCGGTACGCCGAGTACCTCCAGGTCGGGTTCATCGCCTACGAGCGTGCCGATTCGCTGGTGCAGGATGCGTCGGCCGTGAAGCTCCTGGTGCAGCACTCGTGAGCGGGTCAGGGCGTGACATCAACAAGGACGTGGCTGTGTCTTCGACGCAGCTCCCGAACGTGGTCACGTCGACCACGACGGGTGTCACCGTCGACCTGGCCGGCTTCACCAAGGCCATGTTCATCGCCCACATCGGCACCATCACCGATGGGACGTTCGCGTTCGACCCCGAAGAGTCAGACGACGACACGACCTGGACGGACGTCGCTGCCGGGGATCTCTCCGGCACGTTCGCGAACGCGACGTCTTCGGCGGACGACCGGGTGCAGGAAGTCGGCTACATGGGGTCGAAGCGGTACGTCCGCTGCAACATGACCATCACCGGCTCCCCGTCGTCGGGTGGTGCCATCGGCATCTCCGTCATCAAGGCCGGGGCCCGCACCCTCCCGCAGTGACCCACCGCACCCCGGCCGCCTCACGGTGGCCGGGGTGCTTGCGGTTTCCCGAACAAGCGAAGGAGGCGCAATGCGCGTCGAGATGATCCAGCACATCACCGGCACCCGTGACGGTGTCGAGTGGCCGCTCAAGGGCGGAACGATCGATCTTCCAGACCATGAGGCCGCCGAC